CCCGGAGTTCGAGCGGAATAACGAGCTGCTGCTTCCCTGGCTGAAGGAGAACCTCCCGGCGCTGGTCAAGGTCGAGGAGTCCCCGGACTGGGGCAACCTGAAAAAGCACCTGACCGTGGTAGGGGACAAGGCCGCCGACCCGGACGGGGAGATCATCCCCGGGATCACGGTGGTGGAGCGGCCCGACGTGTTCAGGGTGGAGGTGGGTAAATGAACATTACCAGGGGGCCGGTGAAATCGGCCATCAAGATGCTGGTCTACGGGCCGGAGGGCGTGGGGAAGACCACCTTCGCCTCCAAGGTGCCCGGGGCCGTTTTCATCGACACGGAGGGATCCACCCGGCACATGGACGTGGCCCGGTTCGATCCGCCGAAGGAATTCAGCGACGTGTTTGAGATCCTCAGCTACGCCCTGGGGGACTCCGACGGGATCCGCGCCGTGGTGATCGACACGGTGGACTGGCTGGAGAAGCTGATCTTCAACGCGGTGTGCGTGGAGAAGAAGATCCAGAACATCGAGGACATCGGGTACGGCAAGGGCTACATCTACGCGAAGCAGAAGGTGCAGCAGCTGCTGGAACAGCTCCAGCTGCTGGTGGACCACGGAATCCACGTGGTGCTGGTCTGCCACAGCATGATCCGGAAGTTCGAGCTGCCGGACGAGATGGGCAGCTACGACCGCTACATGCTGAAGCTGAACGAGAAGAACGTGGCGCCGCTGGTCAAGGAATGGGTCGACCTGATGCTGTTCGTGAACTACAGGACGGACATCGTGGTCGACTCGGACGGAAAGACCCGGAAGGGCAAGGGCGGGCAGAAGCGCGTCATGTACGCCAACCACAACGCCTGCTGGGACGCGAAGAACCGCTTCGGCCTTCCGGACGAGATGCCCTTCGAGTTCGACCGGATCGCGCACCTGTTCGGGAACGCGGAACCGGTCCGGGCGACGGAGGAGATCCCGGCGGAGGCTCCCGCGAAGCCCCCGGAGAAGGCCCCGAAGAAGCAGCCGAAAAAGAAGCTGCCGGAGGAGCGCCCGGAGAGCATGAAGAGCGAGGACCCGGAGAAGGACCGGCTGCTCGCGGAGCTGTGGGAGCGGATGCGCGGGAGCGGCGTGGAGCCGCTGGTGGTGCAGGCCGTGGTGGCCGAGAAGGACTACTACGATTTCACCACCAAGGTCTGCGACTATGACAGGGAATTCATCAGCGACGTGCTGATCGAGGCGTGGGACCAGGTGCTGGACCTGTGCCTGACCAAAATACACGACCTGCCCTTCTGAGGGAGAAAGAGAGGATTTGAATATGGCAAATGAAGAGAAAGTCCTGGGATGGGACGACCAGATCACGAACGACGGCGAGTACGGCGGCGAGGAGATCAGCGTGCTGCCGGAGGGGAACTATGATTTCGAGGTGGTGAAGACGGAGCAGGCCTGGTACGACGGATCCGGCAAGATCCCCGCCTGCAACATGGCGAAGATCTACCTGCGGATCGACGGCGGCGAGCTGGGCCGCGGCCTGTGCGTCGAAAACATCTACCTGCTCGAGCGGCTGGAGTGGAAGGCCTCCGCCTTCCTCCGGTCCGTCGGACTGAAGAAGCACGGAGAACCCATCGTCTGGCGGAAGCTGGTGCAGTGCGAGGGCGAGCGCGGCCGCTGCCACGTATACGTGGATGAATTCACCGGGCGGGACGGAGAGACCCGGACCTCCAACAAGGTGAAAAACTTCTTCGACAAGGAAGAGCAGCAGCCGAAGAAGGCCTTCAAGAAGGGAGCCTTCTGATGGAAATCAGCGAAGCCAGGGAGATGCTCCGGAGCATTCCGTGCTCCCAGCTGAGCTACCAGGAATGGACGAACGTGGGGATGGCCCTCCACCATGAGGGCCTTCCCTGTTCCCTCTGGGACGAGTGGAGCGCGTCGGACGGATCCAGATACCATGCCGGCGAGTGCGAAAGGAAGTGGAAGACCTTCGGCAGCTCCGGACAGCAGGTCACCATGGGAACCGTGTTCCACATGGCCCAGGAGTTCGGCTGGTCCCCGGCGCAGAGCATGAAAACCTACGGATGGGACGACCTGATCACCACCGACGAGGAGAAGAGCGCCGGGTGGCACCGGGAGGATACCAACCTCACCGTGCCGCCGGTCCCGGCTGGGTACAACCAGATCCGGGACGTGACCGACTACCTGAGCGCGGTCTTTGAGCCGGAGGAGAAGGTGTGCGTGGTGGTCACGGCCTCCCAGGACGACGACGGGAAGTGGCGGCCCTACGGAGGATCCACCAGCCGGACCTGCCGGCAGCTGCTGGACAGCCTGAAGAAGCGGACCGCCGACCCGCTGACGGATACCTTCGGAACCAGCAACCCGGACGCCGGCGTGTGGGTCTGCTTCAACCCCATGGACGGGACCGGCCGCCGGAACGTGAATGTCACCAGCTACCGCTACGCGCTGGTGGAAAGCGACACCCAGGACATCGACACCCAATACGCGATCCTGCAGGACCTGAAGCTGCCGATCCGGATGCTGGTGCATTCCGGCGGGAAAAGCCTGCACGCCATCGTGCACATCGGGGCCGTCGATTACAAACAGTACCAGGAACGCGTGGACTACCTGTACACCGTCTGCCGGAAGCACGGGCTGGTGGTGGACACCCAGGACAAGAACCCGTCCCGGCTGAGCCGCCTGCCAGGCTTCAAGCGCGGCGAAAAGATGCAGTACATCGTGGACCGGAACGTCGGTTTCTCCGACTTCGTCGAGTGGCAGCACTACATCGAGGACGAGATGGTGGAGCCGCTCAACGTGGAGAACCTGGCGGAGATCTACGACAACCCGCCGCCCCTTAAGCCGGAGCTGATCGAGGGGATCCTGCGGCAGGGGCACAAGATGCTGCTGGTTTCCTCCAGCAAGGCCGGGAAAACCTTCGCGCTGATCGAGCTGGCGATCTCCATCGCCGAGGGCCGCCGGTGGCTCGGGTTCCGCTGCCGCCAGGGCCGGGTCCTGTACCTGAACATGGAACTGGACGAAGCCAGCTTCGACGACCGGATGATCAAGGTCTACAACGCCCTGGAGATCGAGAACAAAAACCTCGGGAACATCGACATCGTGCACCTCCGCGGGCGGATCGAGAAGCTGGAGAAGCTGGTGCCTCAGATCAACCGGACCATCAAAGGGAAGGAATACGCCGCGGTGATCCTGGACCCGACCTACAAGCTGGGCATCGGGGACGAGAACGCCGCCGACCAGGTCACCGCCTTCTGCAACGCCATCGACCGGATCGCCAACACCGGGGCCAGCGTGATCTACGCGCACCATCACTCAAAAGGCGCCCAGGGAGCCAAGGCCAGCATGGACCGGGCCTCCGGATCCGGCGTTTTCGCCAGGGACGCGGACGCGCTGCTGGACATGATCGAGCTGAGGATCCCGAAGGAACGCCTGGAAGAGGCCCAGGCCGAATACGGGCAGAAGTGCACCGCCTGGCGCCTGGACGCCACGCTGCGGGAGTTCCAGAGGATCGATCCCGTGAACCTGTTCTTCAGCTACCCCGTGCACGAGATCGACGCCGGCGGGATCCTCGAGGAGGCCAGGCTGGAAGAGAGCGAACGCGGGAACGAGTATGGCCGGGAACTGGGAAATCTCACCAGGGCGTCCAAAAAGGCCAGCATGAAGGAACGGCTGATCGAAGCCATTAACCGGGATGAGGAAATCTCCGGAAAGCGGAAAACCCAGAAGGAATACGCCGACGAGTTCGGGATCTCCGAGCGCACGGTCCGGTCGTACCTGAGGGAGCTGGAGGAGGATCTGTAGAACCGGCAAAAACCGGAAAAACCAGTATATATAGATAAATTTCCTTCCGGTAATACTGTGTCCTTCATAACCGTGGTAAGGCGCCTGCTGCGCGCGCCTTCCTCCCGGTTATAAAGAAGGACATCGCGCACGCGAGAAAGGAGGATGAATTTGCACTTTAAGCTCAAGATGATCCCGCCGACGGCGACCGCCCAGCAGAAGGGCGAAAGGGTCGTCGGGGGATACATCCATCACTACAAGAAGAAGAACGTCGCCCGGGCGGAGGCGATCCTGAGGGACGCGCTGCTGCCGTATATCCCGGAGGAGCCGGTCACGGGCAGGCCGATACACCTGACGGTCCGCTGGGTGTTTCCGTACCCGAAAAGCGCGAAAAAACATTTTCCCGGTTTTGTGAGGTGGAAGATCACCCGACCCGACGGCGACAACCTGAACAAGATGCTGAAGGACGTTATGACCGACATGGGCTTCTGGAAGGACGACGCGCTGATCAGCGCCGAAACCGTCCAGAAGCTGTACGGCGATGAGCCTGGCATCGAGATCTGGACCTATGAGATGAATTTCTCGGATATGAGGAGTGAATGAGATGACACAAGTGAAACCGTTTGTCAGGTGCATTGATTTCTGGACCGGCCAGATCCCGCAGAATAAGCTGGACGCATACCGGCAGCTGATCGAGGAGGGCCAGATCCAGCTGGTCAGCCATGTGGTCTATGACGAAATAACCGGATCAACCGCGATTGAGTACACCGCGATCGCGCCGCATGAATGGATCCTGGAGCAGCTGAAACAGCGCTGCATGGGAGGGATCGAATGATCTGTCCGTGCAAGGGATGCCTGGAGAGGGAGATCGGCTGCCACGGGAAATGCGAGCGCTACTCCGTCTGGAAGGAAGAGTGGAACAGCAAGAAGGAAGGCAAGCTCCCGGCGGACATGCTGATCAACGACCGGGAGCGTAAGGCATATTGGAAGAAAATCAGGTTGAACGGAAGGAAGTGGCATAAATGAGCAGGGTGGCGTATTCGCTGCCGGAAGAACAGTGCGAGCGGCTGCGGAGGCCTGAGATGATGGCCTTCCGGATGCTCCTGGCCCTGCTGAGCACATCGTCGTACGCGAAGGAAGACCTGGAGCAGCGCCTGGAATGCATCCCGAACGGGGTGAAGCGGTTCAGGTTGGCACATGCTCAGCTGAGCGCGATCTGCAACGACCTGATCGGAACGATCAGCGCGGCCCAGGCCCGGCAGATCTACGGGACCATGAAGGACTTCGAGATCAGGCTGGTGCCCAAGCTGACGCCCGGATCTACAAATGTTATTTTCACTAAGGATGAGTGTAAGGAGCTGATGGACGTTGCAAGGGAAAAATGCCATGCCTGCGCCGAGGACGGCGAGAGCTGTAGGGAGTGCCGGCTGTACAAGCTGATGACGGCCATGGTGCCGCTGGACGATTACAATACACTTATTTGCCCGTACTCGATGACGGACTGGGAAGATTAGGAGGTGATTTGATGGGTAGGACAAGACTGGTATGTAACCTGGGTATGGCTGATTTCTTTACGCTGCCTGGGAGCGGTGAGGTCTGGAGGAAAAAGGGAGGAGATAAGGTCTACAACATTAAGGACGGGAAGCGCACAGCCGGGTATGATTGCGAGAGCCTGTACGACGGAGATCAGAAGATCTGGCTGCCAGGCAATGAGCGAGTGGAGTTGATAGACAAATGATAAACCTGTATCAGATGCGTCAGCTGATGCGTCGCACGATTAAGATCCGCTGGCGGATCGAGCAGGAGATGGCCAGGGCGACAAAGATCACCAGCACGCTGACCGGAATGCCACGAGGTGGATCCAACCACAACCAGACAGAGGCCAGCGCGATCACGCTCACCGAGATCAAAGAGGCCTACCATGAGACCCTGGACACACTGGAGCAGATGCAGCAGGCGCTGGATCCGTTGATCGATACACTGGACAATCCGGACGATCGGGCAGTGATGCGCCTCCGCTACATCAGGGGTTATTCACCCGAGGACATAGCCGAAGGGATCCACAGGACG